TACCAATTTTACAATCTGGTATTGATACTGTTTTTCATTTAGCCGGTCGAATAGAAATTAGTGAATCGTATGATCAACTCATACCATTTTGGGAAGATAATGTTGCCGGCACTATACAGTTAATTAAGTTTATGAATGTATTTGGTGTAAAAAATATAGTTTATTCATCAAGTGCTGGTGTCTACAAGGCAAAAGATAGACCTCTGAAAGAAACTGATGATATAGCATTTAATAATCCATATGCAAACACCAAAATAGCAGTTGAGAGCCTTATTCGTGATTCTCGATTGAATCATGTAATATTTCGATTTTTCAATCTTGCTGGTGCCGATCCAGATGGTGAGATGGGTGAGTGTCACGATCCAGAAACTCATCTAATACCAGTAGTTTTTGAGAAAATAAATAACTTTGTGATAAACGGAGATACTTATAATACAAATGATGGCACCTGTGTTCGTGACTATGTTCATGTAACTGACATAGCAAAAGCTCATCTAAATGCTAGAGATTACCTTAATAAAGGTGGAAAGTCTGATACTTTTAATTTAGGGTTTGGTGCTGGGTATTCTATAAGAGAAATTATAGCACTAATTAGAGATTATTGTTCACTTGATATAAAATACACAATAGGTGAAAAGAGAAAAGGTGACCCATCAAGTTTGGTTGCAGATATTAGTAAAGCACAAGAAGTGTTGAATTATCGTGCAGATTATGATATTGTTGAAATAATACGAACAGCATATGATTGGCACAAAAATGGTAAAAGATAATGAAGATGATATTGAAAAAAAACTATTTGCAAGAAATATCTACTTCTTAAACGGAGATATAACAGCTGACTCAGCAAATCAACTAATACGTTGGTTAATTTACCACAATACAGATACAAAAACAAAAAAAGAATTGACAATATACATTAGCTCGGATGGTGGTAGTTTGATTGATTCTTTTGGTGTTATTGATATGATGAATACTTCCCCACACTCAATCAAAACCGTAGCTATTAGTTCAGCTTGTTCAGCGGCTTTTTATATGCTCATATCGGGAACAAAAGGGCAAAGATTTACAGGACCATTAACAACTTTAATGTGTCATGAATTTTCAAATGAAGTTAATGCAAAATATCACGATATAAAATCATGGGCAATAGAAAATGAAAGTATAAAAGAAAGAACATTCAAAATTTTAGAAAACGCAGGAGTAGATAAAGCTTTAATAAAAAGAAAATTTCTAGTGCCTAGCGATTTCTATTTAACGCCTCAAAAGGCGATTGATTATGGAGTTATAGATCACATTTTAGAAAGGTAGAAATGTACAGTCAGAAAATTTTGAAATCTAAAAAAACTAAACTTACAAAAAAATCTAAAGGTATGAAACATGAAAAAGTGAAACATCATGACAAGTCAACTTACAAAAACTTTAAATTAGAAATGGAGGAAACAGGAGAATGAATACGGTATCCAATAAAACACAGGCCTATCAAAGAATACAGGAGATTTATGGTCAGATTGCAACATCTAGGTCTGGCGTTAGTGCCTTAGAACACGAACTCCAACAATTACAAAAAATGAAATTTGACGAAAATGGTCAAATAATTGAATCAAATCAGACCCTCCTCAAAGGGTAATGTTGCAAAAATACAACATAAATTAGCTGTTGACATTTGATCAATATGCCTATAAAATGGTTTTAACAGTTGAGATAGTTCTAAAAGATTATAAGTCTTAAATCAAGCATATCAAGTCAGATAAATCGAAATGGTAGTTAGGTAGAAACATAGTAGTAACAACTGTTTGAGATAAAAAGTTGTCGGCGGAGGACGAAAAATCTCCTTCTTGAGAGGCCAAGACAATACCTAACTACGAAACCTTTTTTTTGTTTGTTGGAGTAGTAATACAAGTTGAATTTACAGTTGAGCGGGATTGCGTGAGGCTCAGCATTCTTAGCCTTGGTGAGCCTCCAACAAACATTTTATTTTTTATTATGAATTTGCGGTGTAGAGAAGTAGCAACTCACTTGGCTCATAACCAAGAGATCGCAGGTGCAAATCCTGCCACCGCTACCAATTTTGGAGTTTTAATGGGTTACTTTCACACAGGTCAAAGATGGTCTAAAAAGACTAGAAAAATGTTATTAAAAAACAAGACTAAAAAAGTCAAACTAATAGCTCGTAAATCTCCTACTGATACATCAATCTGCCCTCCTAGGCAGACTTACAGACCACCTTCCCTAAATTCTGGTGCAGGCGTGGCTGTTAAAAAAGACAATCAAGTTTATACTGGTAGTAACATGAAAGGCATTGGTACGTTGCATAAAAGCAACGCTGTGCCTATATTTACTGATGAGGAAGCTAAAGATCAAGCAAACATGAGAAGATAATGCTTGACAATTCGGCAGTATACCTGCATTATAGAAGAATACATTATAACTATGAGGAAATATAGATGTCTAAGATTAAATACAAACCGTATCAAAAACTATTGATTTTGTTTTTCAATAATAAAGACGAAAAAGGTAGAGCTAAAGTTACAGTAGATGAAATAGATTCTACTATGGCTGATCAGATCCATATGTATAGATTATCAACATACATTTGGCATATCAAAACAAATGTGAATGGTGTTGTACGAAGCATTCGTGGTGATACACCAGAAACAAAACGTAAGGTTGTTTCTTATGAATTGTGTAATGTGAATGAGGTAGCAGACAGACTCAAAGTAATGGGTATTGTGGATGCTAGTCAAACTTTTATTGACGTACCAGCAACCACAAATAAAAAGTTTCGTCCTAAAAAAGTTAAGAAATTGACTGATTTAAATGCTCAATTATCTGAAGCTTTAAAAACTGATGAAACAGTAGAAAAAGTAGAAGAGAGGGTTATATAATGAAATTAGCCTCTCTTGTTCTTGCTATGTCTATAGCTACAAGTGCTTTTGCTCTTGATCCTAATTATCCAATGGCAAAGTCTAAAAGCTCTATTGAAGGTCAAGGCACCTATCATTTTGGGCCTGAAACTTCAGAGAACTTGGCTTGTTCATTGGCAGAAGAAAGAGCAAAAGAAGCCGCCATTTTAAAGAAAGTTGGTGAGATAGTAGAATTGATGGAAATACAAACTTGCCGTAATGAGAATTGTGAAACATCAAGAGAATTTGCTAACACTTTAACTGGTGCAATAAGAAAAATAATCTCAAGAAAAATTGAAAAGATTATAGAACAAGGCCAATCATCTTGTATTGTTACAATTCAAGCTGAAGTTGATAAAGTAAGAAATCAAACGGTCTTTTATATACAAAATGAGTCTTTTCAATTTAAAAACAATGAGAACATTCAATTTGTAGGTGTTGCAAATAGAAAAGGTAAAGTTATTGTTTTCCATCAATCTGATACTGTTTATACAAAGTTTTATGAAACTACTGTAAACAAAGTAGGTAGTCAATTTAAGATACCTAATAACGGTAAGAAGATAATCGCAAAATTACCTGAAGGTAAAGATTTATCTAAAGAGAGATTGATGTTTTTGTTTTTAGAGGTTGACATTCCGGTAAAACAGGTATATACTCATAATGAGATACAGAAGTTCGTTGAAAATGTACCTGTATTACAAAGGCGTGTTGTTTATCATTCAACTCAAATTGTGAGATAATTATGAAATTTATTATGATATTATTGTGTTCATTGACTCTAGTTGGTTGTGGCACATTAGGTGGTGCAGTAGATGGTGCTGGCGATGATTTAAATGCAGCTGGTAAATACATTAAAAATATTGGAAAAGGCGACAAATGAACAAGAAACTATTAATTCTTCCCCTAGTTTTAGCTCTCGCTTCTGGTTGTAGTTCAATGAAGTACGATACCGGTTTTGAGTTTAAGGCACCTGAATTTGGTGGTGGTGATCAAGGCGATCAAGTAAACTATCCAGATTGGTATGAGAAACTTGAAGCTGATGATGATAACTTGTATTCAGTTGCTACTGAATTTTCAAATGATTTTCAGTTTGCTGTTGACAAAGCTATGTTGTCAGCTAAACGTGAGTTAGCATCAAACTTTTCGTCCCATGTTGAAGCAATGATGAAAGATTTTACATCAGAGCTTGGTGATGTAGATGTTTCAACTGCTAACGATATAAACAGGACTACAAAGTTGGTCGTATCAAGAGTTAATCTTGTTGGTGTTCAGCGTTCTGATTTTAAAGTTGTACATGAAAAAGCTGGTTATCGTGCTTTTGTGAAGCTTAAGTATAATTCTTCTTTATCGAATAAACTTATACTTCAGCAAATCAATCGTAACAAAAAACTCAAGGCTAAACTTGAAAGCACCGAAAAGTTTAAAGAACTTGAAGAATCAGTTGAAAACATTAATAATGGAGAAGTTACATAAAATGAACATATTTTATTTACACAAAGATCCTCAAGAATGTGCTATATTACATTGTGACAAGCACGTTGTAAAAATGATTATAGAATATGCTCAACTTTTATCGACAACTCACCGTGTTTTAGATGGTGAGTTGTTTTTCGATAAAGCTAAAAATGGTCGTAAGTTAAGAAGATTTAAATTACCTGATGAAAGAGATCAAAAATTAATGTTGGCTGTTCATGAAAATCACCCATCAAATATTTGGTTGCGAAAGTCATGGGAAAATTATATATGGCTCTGGACAATGTGGTATCACTTAAATAGAGAATATACATATAGATATGGTAAAACACATTCTTGTATGAGATTATTGATGGACTTATTACAGGCACCAAAGAATATACCAAATGGTAAATTTACACCGCCTACACCAGCGATGCCAGAAGAGTGTAAAATTACCGGTGATTCTCTAGGATCGTATCATAAGTATTACATAGAGAAGAAAAATTATTTCGCCAAGTGGACTAAAAGAGAAATACCATCTTGGTATACTGAAGGACTAAATAAATATAATGCCAACATACCTATTTCACAATGAAGATACCGGCGAATTTTTTGAAGATTTTATATCCAATTCTCGCCGAGAAACCCTACTCGAAAAAAATCCCCATATTAAACAAATACCAGCTCCGTTTGCGATTACATCAATGACCGGTAATATGCACTCTAAAGTTCCCGATGGTTTTAAAGATGTTTTGTCTAAAGTAGCTGAAGCTCATCCAGATAGCACGGTAGGCCATAGATATGGTAGAAAATCAATTAAAGGAATTAAAACCAGAGAAGTTGTAAAAAGCCATGTCAATAAATGGCGTAACAATTGAGTATCACATAGATTATGTTTATTCCCGTAAATTTTAAAAGGAGAACATATGTCAAAAAGTTCAATGCAAATAAAAAAAGATAAACTTCAAAACAAAAAGAAAAGGGTAGTAGAAATAAAAGAAGATTTGTGGAGTCCAGAAAACATTGCAAAGAACAGAGAGGCATTAAGACGAAAAAGTTGTCCATGGGAATTCAAAGGGATGACGAGGCATGAGTGGTACGAACAAGGTCGGAAAAAAACTTATAAACCGGGATGTTGGGAAGAGGAAGCAGCTTAGATATAATGGCATTTTATAATCATAAAATTAGTGGATTAGATTTTGATTTAAAAACACAAACAACAGAACAAGGTAGGCGTTACCTAACACCAAGTGGTGATGCCTATCCATCTGTTACAACAATCTTATCTGAATACAATAAAAAAGCAATACAAGCTTGGCGTCAAAGAGTTGGCGCTGAAGAGGCAAATAAAATCTCAAGAGTAGCAGCCAATCGTGGTACAAAAGTACATTCATTGTGTGAAAATTATCTTTTAAATAAACTCACAGAACTAAAAGAACAAAGTTTAATGCCTGATGTAAAACAAATGTTTTCTAGTATTAAACCAATAATGGATGAAAGAATATCCACAGTTTATGCTTTAGAACAAGCATTATATTCCGATAAAATGAAATTAGCAGGCAGAGTAGATTGTATTGCCAAATGGAATGGTGCTACATCTATAATAGATTTCAAAACATCATCTAAACCCAAAAAAGAAGAGTGGATACAAAACTACTTTATGCAATGCACAGCATATGCCTTAATGTTAGAAGAGCTTGCAGAGGCTTCTGGAGATAAAATAAAAATAAATGAGGTTGTGGTTTTAATTGCTGTTTATGATAGTGAACCACAAGTTTTTGTGAGAGAAAAAGATGAGTTTATAGAGCCTTTATTGGGGTATATTGACAAATATTGGTCTAAATTAAATGGTTGACAATTCATAAACCAGTAGATATAATGGTTTTATATTATGAAAAAAGTGAGGTAGGAAATGCCGTTTATTACTGAAACAGTTGAAGAAACAATTGATGAAATAAAAACACATACTGATGATCTTGTAAACACAGGTGATCCATCTGATGTTGTGTTTGTCATGTTGATTGTACTGGTGCTGTGGGCTTTCTCAAAGTTTACAGCTATTATTTTAAAAAGCATAGGTGCTATAATTTTAGCACTCGGATTATATACACTATTTTTAACTTAGGAGAGTATGGTGGCAAATTTAAAAATTGAATACACAAGTGATAATAATTCTGTTATTATCAATAAAGAAGTTGATGATCTAATAGACATTATTAATCTTCAACATGATTTTCAAAACTTAATTGAATCAGATTTTTCATCTGAAGCTTTAGATATTGATGATGAAGATGAAAACAACAGCAATCAAATGAAATTTGAATTTGATGGTCAAACACTTATGACAACTGATAGCGATAGTATATATCATACTAATGGTCAAGGCCAATTAAATGGTCAATATGGGACATCTACTGACACAAAAACAACTTGGGAAAAAGTTGTAGATCAGGAACTTATTTACAGGCAAAATGAAGAAAATGAAAAAGCTGCATTACAATCAACTTGGCCTTTTCCGTTAGATAGACCCGCTGAAGCTACTCTAAGAGTAGATAGTCCTTCTGATGAATTTAAAGCATCAGTTCCAAATGCAATGGATTATCGTCACCTTTATTATGGTGGTGCATAACAAATGGCTACAAAAGATGAAATGAGAAAATTTGCTGTGGCTATAGAAGGTAAAGTGGCAAATACAGATTACACTTATCTAGAAGCAATTGTGGAATACTGTAAAGAAACTGAACTAGAAATAGAAATCGCAGCTTCTCTTGTAAATGCTAACTTAAAATCTAAGATAGAATTACAAGCAAGTGATTTAAATTTACTTAAAACAAAGGACTCTAAGTTACCAATATGACCGGATATGAAACATTTGCTCTTTACAATGCTTTGAAATTACATTTTACAAAAGATAGTTTTGACTTCTTTAAATATGGTGGAAAGTCCAGAATATCTGTTAATGCTTTTGAAAACAGAAAAGACAAATGGTTCTTTTACAAAATCTCAAGGAGATATATAAAAAGAGAAGAGCTAATTTCATTCATGGTTTCTAATTTATTGGAAAACGAGAATTTATGGGTTGGTGAACTACTAGAGGAAAAATCAAATACAGTATATTTAAAAAGACAAAAGGTTATTCAATCTCTCTCCTACACTTTTAAAAATGATTGTTTAAATTTATTTGAGGGTGCAGAAAATCCGAATGATGTATTAAAAACATCAGGTGACTACCCAATACTATTAAAAAAGGCATTACAAAAGCAGGTCGAGATTGAAACCATATGTATTTTAAATTCTATTCTTAAATTCTTTGGAACTTGGAATCGAAAGATAACTGATACAATCAGATGGCCTGAATATTGCCGAAAAATCAACAAGTATGCCCCATTTTTAAAATATAATGATGTACAATATAAGCTGATAATAAAAGAGATCATAAATAAAGAACATGAAAAAGTTTAAAACATTATATAACGAATCTAGTTTAAGTAGAGTTCATTCACATACTCAAGGCAGAAACATTGGTATGATTACTGCTCACCGTGGTGAAAATACATCTGCTGAAAACAAATCTAAAAATAAATCTTTAGAGAAAGATATTCGTAAAGCTGGTCACGGCTTCATACGAGTAAAGGGTCGTTATAT